GCGCACCTTGAGACCGCGCACCGATGTTTGGAAGGAATGGTCTCGGTTGAACTTCTCGTTCAATGCGTCTTCTTGCTTGTCCATGAAATTCTTGTAATCGTCTTCAATGCCACTTTTCTTTAGCTTTGATGATTCCTCCTTTACGAAATCGTTGAAATCCGCGATAAGCGTCTCCACATTCATATTGTGTTTGTATGCAACGAAATGGATGAACTCGAAGTATCGCTCCATAGATTTAGAAAATTCCCAGTTCTTGATGAATTGGTCGAATAAATACACTTCGCGCTTCTTCAAAATTTTTTCAGGGGAGACAAACGACAGGCATGCAAATTTCTGTCCTGCGACGGGGGCATCTTCATCGCACAAATCTACATATTTAGGATTCGTAGATCCATTTGCCAGCGTTTTCTTCTCGAATGACGACATTATATCTTGTATTCCAACATTATATTTAAGTGTTTTCTACATAACATAATATTTGTGTATATCGAATTCCATATATTGGCTGTTTCGTTTCATTTCATTTAGAATGAATTATTTTATTTGAATATAATATATATTCGACATGACCGAAATGTTTGACATGAACGAGCTTTTGAAGCGTGCCATCAAATACTTGATTGAAGGTTTGGCTGTGGCGATTTGCGCCATGTTGATCCCCAAGAAGGCGTTGAGCGTTGAGGAGATCATTGTGATTGCATTGACCGCCGCCGCCACATTTAGCATTTTGGATGTGTTTATTCCCTCCATGGGATCCAGCGCCAGAAACGGTGCCGGTATGACACTCGGTAGCACATTGGTGGGTGGCATTAAGATTGCCGCTTAAGCCTTGCACACTTAATATTTTTACATCACATTGTGTAATAATATTACAATAGTTTTTGGTCGGTCGATTTGACATGCCAACTCATACGGTTGGAAAATATTCCCAGTCCAGATCATTACACACCTTTTTCCATATCATATCCTGTTCTAATTGCTTCTCGCGGTCCTTCATCATTGGAATATAGGGCAAATATTGGGTCTGGTCCAATAACACGCATAGTTGGTGCAATGTGTACGTGTAGTTGAAAAAATTGGTCCGGTTAGGCGGGCAGTGCACCGCCCACGGTTTTTGTATTTCGATGAAGAGAACACATAACGTCTCGTGCAATTCTTCGTTCATAATGGGGGGTTTAATACCGAACAGCGAATTAATATATTGAATATGCTCGAAATATTTGTTGAAGCCTAGTTTCCGCAACATTTCGCGCATTTTGTCGTAGTTGATAAGGGACACGTCTTTAATTCGCTCCTTTTTAATACGCGCCTTGATTGCATCAATCACTTCATCGGGTATTTGTGTGGTTTCTTTTGCTTGAAATTGGGATAAGATTTCTTTGAAATGATTGAGGCGGATATAGGCCGTGTAAGAGACCTCATTTGGTGGCTCTTTGTTGGTGGGTTTGGAACTATCGACAATGTAAGTGACGAATTTGCCACACGCGGTGTTGTTACAAATCAATATGCCTTCTTCGTCTTGGGGGATGAGTTCTCCGCGCAGACATGTTTCACATACGTCGGTCGAGACAATAAAATCTTGGATATTCGCAATCTCATTGGTGACGTTTCGCCAGAAATGTTGGTAAGATTGCTTGGATTTTGCGTATTTGTCATTATTGGGGTCGGCCGCCGACGATTGTGTGGCCTTGATTTTAAAGAAAGAATTGAGAACATTGGAGTTTTGGTTGAGTGTGTTTGAATCGACGGAGATTTGCTTCTTTTGCTCAAAATAATCGAAAATATGTTTGGAATTATTGAGCAAATACTCCTTCTTTTGTCGAGCGAGAACTTTGACTTCTTGTTGGATAAATTTGATTCGATCGCGCATGTCCATGTACTCGTCATATTGGCTTTTTGACAGAGTTTTGATTTTCTCTTTTAGGTTCTCCTTTTCCTCGAGAAGTTTCGGGATTGTTTCGGTTTCTATTTTATGGAATCTATCTAGGAGTTCGGTATGTTTGATGTCAATTGTATGTAGGCCGGGCGTTTTTTGCGAAGTACCCTTCTTTTGATTCGAATTCATGGAGAACTAGTTTAGTATTAGTTATCTATGTGTTTTTATGTTGCTTTTTTTGAATTGGATTATTTGAAGATTTTGAGGATTTATTTTTTCGGTGACGCTTTTTTGTATATCGTTTTTTTGCGAATCGTCGATATGTACGTCTCTTCTTGCGTGCATGTTTACCTCCATGTGATGGCTTGGCGTTTTCAATGTCACGCTGCTGCGTGTATTGAGCATTTATTCGCTGAGCATCACTTACAAAGTGCGAAATTGGAGAACATGAATAATCTATAATGTTCATTTTGCATTTGTCATGTCCAACTATTGTTTTGATAGTATCTATCAAATAACTTAACCGAATATGTGAAATGTCTCCTGAAACTGGCGTAGTCACTTTCCAGTTTTGTATTTGTTTAATTTGGTTTTCGTCGGTCGGCGAAATATCTGCTATTGGTCGCCATGGTGTGGATTCTTCTATCAATTTGTTTATTATTGTGTTACCATCAGTATTGAAAATTTTTGCAAATTGGATTAAATCACCGTGTTTTAATAAATCCAGTTTCGGCTGAGTGTTATTCACGGGATAAGTTAATTGTAATGTAGTTTCATTTATTTTTTTATGCACGGAAATAACAAAAATACCAAACACATCGGGTAAAATACATTGTAGCATTCTATCTAAAATTCCTTCTATGCCTTTTCCAAATGCTTTATCATACTGGACATTATCAATTACTTTGCAACTATTTTCAGCAGATTGACCAAAAAACATTTTCATATAATTCATATATGCCGGACGTATACGGTCTGCAGCGGTTTGCATGACATCAATAGTATTATTTAAATCCCGTTGAAACATCTTATCTAGATTTGTGAGATGATTATTCCTAACCCAATCGGCCCCCAGTCCAGTTTCGATAAATTCTCCTGCTAAACTTAAAAAAATTACGTTTTCAAGAATGATCTGTTTCTTGGGCATTACATCTAATTCAATTACATTGCCGTGCGTCATAACAATAATTGTAACTATATAAGAGCCAATATCAACACACTCTGCCATTCGTTAAAATAAGTGTATATTTTATTCTCGGTCATTGATGTTATACTACAAAATATTGTAAAAAATTGAATTGGGCCAGCAATATACACCAAATGCATCAAAAGTAATTAACAATCAGTTATAAATGTCTGGGTGCAATAGTCGTGAAATGATGAACAATAATATGTTGACTTTGTCGGGTGGGAGCTGGGTCTATGCTACCACATATCAGGCATTTACAGTATGCATGTGGGTTTCTATTGTGAGTGGGGCAATTTATGCGGCCAGTTGGGCCAAGAAACGGTTCACTCAGCTGTATCGCGATATCGGCGACCAACAAGAAGAAATAATGGCATACACGAGCGTGAAAATAGATAATTTCATGGACAAATACAATGATGTTCTCAACAAACTCGAAGACGAGTGTCTAGAACTACGTGGACATGTGGTCGAACTAGAAAAACGGGTTGCGTATTTGCAGGCCATTGTGCCGACCGAAATCACGATGAAACGCGTCCGGGACGATGCGAATGCCAATTATGCGAATTTGGGTCAGCGTATTACCAGTCTACAGAGCCAACATATTCGAGATATACACGAATTAAATGAAATTCATCAGTCGAAGCGCGACGAATTGGCTGCAACATTATCCACGTTAACTACGCGACTGGATTCTCTAAAAGAAGGTCGTGAATTAAATAACACCAAACTGAACACCCGGCTCGACGACCTAATCAGAGACTATGTATATTTTATCCAATGTGTTAAGCAAGATTACGCACGTGAGTCTAGGTGCGATGAATTGAGCGCAACCATATCGAATCTAACTGCGCGCTTTGATTCCCATCTAGAAAACTATTTATTAACTGCCCGATATGTGCAAGAAGACGACGAATATAAGCAAGTACTCATTGGGTACAGACGCAGTATCGGCGGGCACTACGAAGAACCGAT